TGTTAAGACTATTCCAAACGGTTGCTGAAAGAGCAAACAAGAGAAAAGTACACATGAGTTGGATTTCACCTATTACTGGATTTCCAGTAGTACAAGCTTATAGAAAACCCACTATTAAACGTACAGAACTAAAATACGGTGATGATATCTTAAAAGTGCAATTGCAAGTTTGGGAAGAAACTACTGTTAATGAAACTAAACAGAAAACAGGTGCTGCACCTAATATAGTGCATAGCCTTGATGCTGTTCACTTAACTATGTGTATACATGATGCTAATTATCCTGTAACAGTTGTTCATGATTCTTTTGGATCTCACGCTGGAAACATGGATAATATGTTTTATCATGTAAGAGAAAAGTTTGTTGAATTATATGAGAGTTTACCTCTTGAAAATATTCTTAAACAACTAAAGTCAGAAGATTTAATACCAGAAAAAGGGAACTTGAATGTCAGAGACGTCCTTAAGTCGGACTTTGCCTTTGCTTAAAGAGGGCAGTATTATCCGAATTAAAGCTTTTGAAACAATGCCAGAAATACCAACCGCAACCGTTACTGATGTTTGGGAAGACGGTTTTGGTGCTATGTGCTCTGGTGTAAACATGCATGAGTCTGATGACGACTTTTACATGGAAATGTACGATGATAATATTGATGAACTAGTTGATATTATTAAATAAAAAATACCTGACGTTAAAGAACATTTGTTCTAAAAACTAACTATTAACATATATCCAAGAGGAAATAGAAAATATGGCTATTCTTAAAAATGTAGAATTATTCTTTGCTAAACTAGACGAAAACAAACCTAATGCAAGATTTGATGCTAACAACCCTACATGGGAAGTTCAGATTCGTACTCGTGATAAAAAGCAAGCTAAAGAATGGAAAGACTTAAACGTTAATGTCAAAACAGATGATGATGATAATGGCGTTTTTTACAAAGCAACTCTTAAAAAGAAAACTAAGAAAGCTAATGGAGAACCACAAAATCCAGTTAACTTAGTAGGTGGTGGTTTAGCCCCTATTGACCCGAATACATTAGGTAATGGGTCTATCGGTAATGTTCGTATTTATCAGTATAATTACGAAGTAGGTGGTCGTAAAGGTATTGCTTCAATGCTTATGGCAGTACAAGTAACAACATTAAAAGAATACACACCAAAACCAAGAGAAGACGACTTTGAAATGACTGAAATGGAAGTCATTAAAGTAGCTGACAATCAAAGCGTAGATGAAGATCAATTTGCATCTAAAGACGAGTTAGAAGATTTAGACTTTTAATAATTAACAATTTAAGGGGAGACTGTAATAGTTTCCCCTTTTTTATTAAGGGAAGTATAATGGAATTATGTAAAGGTGTATATTTAGCTGGCCCTATGGCAGGTTTAACAGCTCAAGATATGAAGTCATGGAGGTGGTACGCTCATGATAGACTTAGAAATTCTGACATTAAAGTTCTTGATCCTACTAGGCGCATTAGTTATCATGAGCAGATACTTAACGATAAAGGTCTAAATCGAAATATTGCTAACAGAATTTTTAAGCAAGATTTAAGAGATATAGCTCGTTGTGAAGTATTACTTGTAGACATGAGAGATTTGCCAGGAATTAAAGGTCAAGGTACTGCTGCAGAAGTAATGTTTGCTCATATAAAAAATAAAGTAATTATTATGTGGGTAGCTCCAATAGATAATTTAAATCCTTTTATGGCAGCAATGGCAACAGAAGTTCATGAAACTTTAGCAGAAGCAGTGGAGGCTTGTATTGAACACGCAGGATGAAGACATTATAGAAGAATTTTATTACGAAATTGAAGTTAATGGTGGATTTTATGATTATTCTTCAAGCATAGATAAAGCCGAAGAAATAGCAGAAATGCTTATTAAAGAAAGTGATATAAGTTCTATAGATATTTGGCAAGTTAGTAAAAAATCACAACTAGTAAAAGCGTATGATGATGTACAAAATTAATGTAGCAAAGTATGATGGTCGTAACTGGAATGATACCGATAACTCTTATAGATTTTTCTTTCGAATTGAAGATGATGATCCTTTTCGTATTCAGAAAGTTGCAGAATTAATAAAACAACAATATCTGTACCCTGATTATAGTGTAACTTTTTATTATAGATCATCTAGGGATATAGAGACTGACTCAGATTTTATATACTGGAAAAAGGAAAAAGAAAATGGGATTTAGTCCACGAATGTATGAAATACATCTTTGGTTAAAAGATGAAGATGGTGATTGGTGGTGGGAACCTTATGGTGCAGGATACTATAGCTATGAGGAAGCAACAATATGGTATGATCGTTACAAAAATGGTGGACATACAGGTGTAAGAATTGTTGAAACTAAAATAGTAAAGGCATATGAAGATGGCATCGAATATACTTAATTTAACTACTTGTATGACAACAGCCTATAATCATACAAATAAAGATGACAAATATCGTGTTTACTGGGCACATGTTCCTCAAAATAGAGGTAAGCATCAAGGCTACATTGGAGTAACTAAACTTACCGAAATTGGTTTAGGTATGCGATATGGTATTGAAATACCCGAAGCACTTGATCCTAATAAGGTTAGATCTAAAAGGAGAGTTCATGATTTTATGAATAAATACTATGACTCAGTTATAATAGAAACTATTGCAGAAGATCTTACAAAAGAAGAAGCACTAAAATTAGAAAAAGAGTTAAGACCTTATGATAATAAGGGTAAACATTTCAGTAAATATAATTGGAATGAAAGAAAAGGTGGATAATGAAAATTGAAGTATATTATAATCTCCACCATAAAATATTTTCAATAAAGTCCCGACAAGGTGAAAATTACGGAAAAGTAATAAAACATTCACCTCGTGTAGTGGTTATATCACCTACGTTTGCAGTACAGCAAGCAGGACGAAGAAGAGTATTAGAAACAAAACAAAAGAATGTACACGCATTTGTTAGAGGTCATGACTTACTTGAATATATAATTCCAAATGGGAATAAAAGGTTAGTAACGTATGATCCTTATAAATACGAACATTTTGTATTTACAGATACAAAAGAAAGAATATATAGCGCAGATATGGCTATATTAAATAAGGTTAACAATAAACCAGTTATAGAGGTGTTCAATGGTAGGGGTGTCGCACGAAATACAGAAGAACTTTGTGATAGAACAGTTGAAAGGTACGCATGAGTTTGAAATAGAAATAATTGCAAGAGTAACTAATGGCGGTTCAAATTCTCCAGGCTCAGATGAACCTATCTGGAGTTGTTGTGATATACTAAGCATCTATAATCCTAGAAGAAATAAAGAAATTTCTAAAAAACTAAGTGATTATCTCATTATGCTTTACGGCGATTGGTTTGAGGAGGACATACTATATGGATCCTAATGATTGGCAAAGACTAGATGACAGCTTTGAAGAAAGAGCAGCTATATTAGAATACGATGCGGGGTTTACCCGTTATGAAGCAGAACAAAGAGCGGCTCAAGCTTATGGTTTTAACAATAAAGCAGAGTTTAAAGTACATATACAAAAACTAAAGGCAGGTAATATTGCAGTATAAAGTATACAGAAATAAAAACAACGATAAGACAGACTATACTGGGGATAATTGGCAACAGGCTATAGATTGTTGGTCTTATTGGACAGCTAATAAAATGACCCCTGTAATAAAGGTTCATGAATCAAATGATTCAAATAGTATATTGTTGTATGTAGCTAGTACACAACGATGCATACATGATTGGTCAACATATATTAATATGAACCGAATAGAAAGACGCATTGCTAAAGAAACTGGCTTGATTACTATATACCCAGAAGATGATTTAACAGATCGTACAGGAAACATGGAAAAACAGCCTGATTTAAATTATGAAAAAGAAATAGACTTTCATGGAAATTTCAATGATATGTCTAATAAAGAACAAGATGCAATCATCAACCCTAAACACTACAAAATGATTCCAAAAGAAGCTTACAATAAATTCCCTGATGGTTTAGAATATATAGATCTTATGGAATATATCCTTAAACAACATAAAGGTGTTGAAGCTCATCTATTAGGACATATATTTAAATATGCCATGAGAATAGGTAAAAAAGACGCTTCTTTGCAAGATGCTAAAAAGATTGAATGGTACGCTAATCGACTAGTAGAGGTAATCGATGACAAACAAAGAAATTCATAATAAACTAATGTTAATTAGTATAGCTATAGCTGCTAATGACGATTTAGAAGCTCAAAAAGCAGTTATGGAATTAATAGCTCATTTTAAATCTGATTATGACTTTGAAAAGAATGTTTCAAAAGTTTATGATCCAGATAAAGAATGGCCTGATTTTGTAGATGGAGCACCTATATGACTGAAGAAGAAGATATCTTTTTTCTAGAACAAGAAAAAGCACTAATTAAAGTTAAACCTGATATTGAACGGGCTTTAAACTGTATGGAAAGTGCTATGCATTGGTTGCATGAAACTGAACCATATCAATCAGAAGTTTTAGATAATATTTGTGGAGATCTGAAAGATCACATATACTCAATTAAGAGGTTGCTTAGTGATAAAAAAGTTTGAACAAGCTTATATAAGACGTATGGCTAGAATGTATAGAGAATATCACTTAGATATGTCTATACGCCAAGCTGTTCATAAAGCGTATGAAGCTTATGAGATATATAGAGAAGCAGAAGTGGATATCATGTATGATAAATCGAAACTTAAGTGAATTAGATGATTTAGAGTTTGATTTAGGTAACGGTAAATATTCTGAATTGGCAGATTCTTTACAGCATTGGTCTGAATTGTTTTATAATAAAACATTAGATGATGCTTACGGAGATTGTATTGCATATCTTATTTACAACATGTCAAAACAAATGAGGAAAGTTGATGAAACTAGTATTTGATATTGAGGCAGATAATCTTTTGCCTAAAATATCTAAGTTTCATTGTGCTGGAGCAATTGATGTCGGAACTGGTACTGAGTACTGGTTTCGGCCTCACCAGTTAAATGAATTCTTAGAATTGCTAGATAAAGCAGATACTATTATTGCTCATAATGCTTTGGGTTATGATGTTCCAGCTTTATATAAACTAACAGGCTGGCAATCCAAGGCGAGTGTTCAATGTACTAAAGTTATGTCGCAGGTTCTTAACTATCGTAGATTTGGATTTGGGCATTCTTTAAAACTTTGGGGTGAAAAGTTCGGAGATAATAAACTAGACTATACGGGTGGCTTTGAAGAGTTTAACGAAGAAATGTTTGTATATATGCAACAAGACGTTAGACTAACGGTTAAAGTTTATAAGTATTTGTGTAGAGAATTAGTGGATTATATTAAACGTGATAAGTCTAAATCTATTTTAAAAGCATTACGCTCTGAAATGGAAATGGATAGAATAATGGCAGAGCAGTGTGAGAACGGTTGGTTATTTGACAGGGAAACTGCAGAGAACCTTAAGCTTACTATTGACAACAAAATGACGGAAATGTCAGCGTTTATTAATCCGTTGTTGCCAGCTAAGGCTGTAGTTGTAGATCCTGATACAACAATAGAACACGAACCAATTACAGGAAAACGCTATGCAACAGCAAAAAATCCAACTTACACGAAAGCAGGAAAACTCACTTCCCACATTATCAAGTGGTTTGGGCCTGACATGGGCAGCACTGTTAATGATTCCAAAATTTTGGGTTCTTACAGTAGGGTTGATTTTCATGTTGGTGATATTGGTAACACTGATACGGTTAAATCTTATTTGGGAACAATTGGTTGGAAACCAGACGAATGGAATTGGAAAAAAGTTAACGGAGAATTCATTAAAGTCTCTGCCAAGCTCTCAGACAGTTCCTTGGAAGGACTCGGAGATGTAGGTCAAGCATTAATGGAATATTATACCTTAAGATCTCGTAAGTCAATATTAGAGGGTTGGTTCCAATATTTAGACGACAATAGTAGGTTACATGGTGATGTGTTTAATATTGGCACCCCTACTTTTAGACAAACACATAAAATTATTGCTAATCTACCTTCAGGTAAAGCAACCCTTGGTCCTGAGTTTAGACGATTGTTTATTACTTCTGATGGTTATAAACTAGTTAGTGCTGACTCAGCTGCTTGTCAACTTCGTCTTTTAGCTCATTTTATGAATGATCCTAAATTTACTAAAACAGTATTAGAAGGTGATATCCATCAAATGAATGCTGATATTATTGGCTGTACAAGAAATGAAGCTAAGCGATTTATATTTGCTTATCTTTATGGAGCAGGTGCTCAAAAGCTTAGTGGCTATATTAGTAAATCTGTTTCGGAAACTAAAGTTGCTATGAATAAATATAAGAAAGCTTTACCTGCTCTAGCAAGGTTAATTAAAAAATGTAATAATGCAATCGAAACTAGAGGCTTTATTAGAGGCTTAGATGGTCGTAAGATTATTCTTGAGAGAGATCAAAGACACAAAGCTCTTAATTATCTTATTCAAGGTGCTGAAGCTATTGTTATGAAGGCAACTGTTGTTATGATTGACGAACAGTTAAAAAAAGCAGGTATTAACTTTAAACACTTATTATTCTATCATGATGAACATACTGTAGAAGTTGAAGAAAATTATGCAGAAAAGGCTCGTGATATTATTATAAGTTGTTTTGAAGAAGCACCTAAAGCATTAGGTATTAATATTATGACTTGTGGAGATTGTAAAATAGGAAATGATTACTATGACGTCCATTAGACCAATGACTGATGAAGAAAGAAATAGAGCTAAAGAAAGAGCGATAGCTAATATGCATGATCCTTTTGGTAACTTTCCTAAAAAATCTTTAGAAGCTAGAGTAGAAGCTATTGAAGAGTTTATGGAAGTTTTGTTAGATAAGCCTGAGTATCAACATGCTTTAGAAGTTAAACGTATGAAAGCTAACGTAAAAAGGAGCATACATGAGCACTACAAAGTTAAGCCCAACTACACTGACTAAAGATCATGAAAAAGTTTTTAAAGTATGGGTTAAAGAAGGATATGTTAACGACGACATAATAGATAATTATTTATATTGGGTTGGAGACTGGTATCAAAAGGAAAAAGAAAAAAATGCTACCTGATGAAATGGAATCTGAAAAAAACAGAAAAATTATTGTAGCTCAAGCTAATAAAATAGAAATATTAGAAAATAACGTAAGAGAGTTACAACAGCAGTTAACCGCTGCTTATATAAAAGTGCAAAGGTTAAGAAAAAATGAGTAAACGAATTCCTTTAAAATCAGGAGATGAGTATGATGCTTTTAGTAAATCAAGAAAGTTTCTTAATTGGTCTAGAGGTTATTTAAAGAAAATCAAACGGCGATATAACAAAAGACTTAGAAAAGTTAACAAAAGGATAGATTTATGATTACAATATCTTTAGATGAACTAGTTCGTATAAAGTTTGATAAATTTTTTGATGAGTTAAGCTTTCAAAATGAAACTCCTAATTTAAAAGTTAAACAACTTCTTAACAAATTAGAAAATGACATTAGATCATCTTTAAAAATTGAAAGTAGACATAGTATAACTGAATATGAGGGAGTGTACGATGAAGGTTATGAAAATGGCCGAGACATAGGTTATGACGAAGGTAAGGAAGATGGTTATACAGAAGGTTATGACCAAGGGTATGAAGAAGGAGTTAATTCTGAGTCCTATGATCGTGATACTATTTATGATGAAGGCTATCAAAGCGGTTATGCAGACGGTAAAGCCGAGGTTAATTAAATGTTTACAGTAGAGTTTGAAAAAGATGCAGCAGTAATTACAGTACTGTCTGAAGACGATAGCCAAGAAGATGTTGAAGTAATCGTTGGAGATGATAGCAATGTTTGGATTAGACAATATCAGGAATATAAAAATGAATTTGATGTTATTTGTCTTACTTGGCAACAATTAAAAGATATATGTGTAGCATTAGACAGTCCTGAAGGTATGTTTCAGATAGTAAGGAGAACAAATGAGAATCAATAAAGAGCTATATCAAAAATTAGCAATAGAATTTTATGGCGACACTCACGTACATGCCCAAAATTTAAAAGCAGGTCTTCGCGAAGAAGTAGAAGAAGTATGCAATGCTACTAGTCGTGAAAACCTTATTGATGAGCTAGGCGATGTGCTTTGGTACATTACTGTTTTAGCTGATAACGCAGGTTTAAACTTAAGTGATATCATGTTAGCTAATATTAACAAGCTTGAAAGGAGAGCTTTAAATGGAAAGTAAAGTACATAGCATTCATGTAGCTTCTATTGATGAACATGAAGACGGGTCTGCAACATTAGAGTTAGATCTTGACAAAGAAACTTTTGCTCAAATCTTTAACATAGGCTTTCTTGAGTTAGTTCGTAGAGGTATAGAAACTGAAGAAAACAAAGAATAAATAATACCTGACGTTAAAGAACAATATAAAGGAGCTACTATGTTAGCTATTGTTGATGGTGATGTACTTTTATATATTAGTATATGGGGCGCAGAAACCAAAGAAGAAGCAAGAGAAAATTTTGATAGTTTATTTGACTCTATACTAGAAGATCTTTTTACAACAGATTACGTCATGGCTCTAGGTGGCCCTGACAACTTTCGAGTAGACATATACAATGAGTATAAGGCTAATCGGTCAAAGTCAAAATCAACAAGGCCAGAATGGTTCTTAGATTTGAAATCAAATGTTGTAAATGAGTATGAAGGTTGTATATTAACAGACAATTGTGAAGCTGATGATATGGTTCGCATTTGGGCTAATGAGTGTAAACAACCTTATGCAATTGTTACTGTAGATAAAGACTTAGACTGTATCCAAGGTCTTCATTACAATCCTAGAAAAAGAGAACCTTATATAATTGAAGGTGACTATGCAGATTATTTTTATTGGAAACAATTACTTATGGG